GGGTGTGCACCCAGTTGAGCACATCGTAAGTGTTGCTGAACGCAAGGTCTGTAGGCACATCTATCTGGGTGCCAATCAGAGCTTTGACGTGACTGCATATGACGATGCAGCTGGTTGGGATCGCTGGGACAAGCTTTGCACTGCACTGCTAGATCATGGGTATTGGGTCACACTGGATTTTGATATCGCACAATGGCTAGGTGCCTGTGAAATGGTTGCCATGAGCCATGCACAGTTCATTCCGCAGATCAGCGTGAAGATACCCTATGCCGGATTGGGAAACTACAATACCTGCGTGAAGATTGACGACACTGGGTTCAAAGCTAGCAATCCGGGCGTGTGGGTACACAGCCTGCATGATCTCATGGATCGCAAGACATTTACACCATGGTCAGCGTATGGGCAGGACGAGCAGGCATGAACGACACAGAACGCTTGGAAGCCATGGACAGCTACTTCAATCGCTATCGCCGGTTGAAGTCCAAGCTTGTGCAAAATGAGCAAGACCAAGAAGCAGTGCGTGCAGCGTATGTCAAGCAGCGCGAAGCACTGCAGGAAAGCCGGGCTCGTATGACCCACGAGCTTCAAAGCATGCGCAAGATCATGACCAAGATGATTGACGACGGCAGTGATCCTGTGATGGCTAATCTTTCAATCGGAGATGACACAGTTACTGATCTTTGGAACGATCTGGAAGAAGATACTCTTACGGTAGACCTTGGTCAACTCTCAGGGATGTTTCCTCCCACATCGTCAATTCTCACCAATACCGGAATCATCGCAGTCAGCACTGGTATAGCAGTTCCTCAGACATCATCCAACACAATTGGCGCAACCGGAGCAGTTGGCGCAGTTGGCGCAGTTGGCGCAGTTGGTGGTACGCATCCCATATACGGAGCAGTCCCGTCTGGGTATTCTGCATATGGCAGCTACAGCTACACCCCTGCAAGCCATAATGATACACTCGTACCAGCAGTACAAGAATATTTTCGCGATGGCCGAGCGTGGGAAAGTTATAACGATTGGGCTGAGGACTAGTTGCAGTTACCGCCTAAATAAAGTACAATAGAAACAATTCGCAATCCACTGCGTTAACATCGGAGACCACAGTGAGCACTTCAGACAAGATTCGTCAGCGTATCCTAAAAGCTGGCGCTAGATTTAATGCCAACGACAACATCAGCGAATACATCAAAGACGGTGAAATAGATGAGCTGATCAATGAACTGCATGGTCGATTTGATGCCGTGCTAGACAGCTTGGTGATTGATCGCGAGAACGATCCCAACAGCAACGACACTGGTCGCAGGCTTGCTAAGATGTATGTCAAAGAGCTGATGGCTGGGCGCTATATCACACGGCCTAAAGCAACCAGCTTTCCCAATGACGGTGACGATCGTTACGAGGGCATGTTGGTCGTGCGCAGCGAATTGACCAGCATGTGCAGCCATCATCACCAACCAGTGTCAGGTGTTGCATATATTGGTATCATCGCAGCAACCAAACTGATTGGTCTCAGCAAGTACACTCGTATCGCACAGTGGTGCGCTCGTCGTGGCACACTGCAAGAAGAACTGTGCAATGACATTGCTCGAGAGATCATCACAGCCACAGGCACTGTGAATGTGGGTGTGTATATCCAAGCAACCCATGGATGCTGCGAGAACCGAGGCATCATGGCACACAGCAGTTTGACACAGACCACTGTGCTCAAGGGCGTGTTTTATGAAGATCAAAGCACCAAGAAAGAGTTCTTTGACAACATCAAGCTGCAACAGGAATTTGCACCGCGATAAGTACAACAAGCGGCGCTTTGGGCTTCATTCCCGCTATACAAATTCTGCAGCCTATGGTATTATTAACATAGGAGCAAGACCATGACACCAGTAGCATACAAGTACACCAGCACCAAGGAATATCACGATGCATTCCCCTGTGCTTATAGGCAATGGCGAGCAGACAGCCACTGCAACACCATACACGGTTATTCATTTAGCATGAAGTTTTACTTTGGGACAGATAATCTAGATGTTCGCAACTGGGCAGCTGACTACGGCGGTCTCAAGGAGCTCAAGAAGACGTTGGAAGATCAGTTTGATCACACACTGTTGGTAGCTGAAGACGATCCAGAACTAGAAACATTCAAGCTGCTGCAGAGCAAGAAGATGGCCAAGCTGACCATACTGCCTCGGCTTGGTTGCGAAGGCTTGGCTGACATGTTATACAAGTATGTCAACGGCGTTTACATCCCAGACCTGTGGGGACCCGGTGAATCAGAACGCTTGTGGTGCTATCGTGTAGAAGTGCGTGAGACGCAGTCCAACATGGCGTTCCGCGAGGGCCATCGCGAATGGAACGAGGAACTAATCTAATGGAGAATATCATGATTGATTTTGAGCAAATGATCAAAGTATTTGACGCGGCGATCACAAGCGACGATCCGCGTGTACAAAATGCGCTGAGCAGCTTGGTAATGCTGGTCGCACTCACACGCAATCAGGAAGATGCTGTAGATGGGCCATTTACACAGATGCGCAACTCGCAGCAACGCACAGATAGAGAAATGCAGATGTTACGCAGAGATATGGATAGGCTGCGCGAGCAGGTACTTGAGAATGAAATGAAAAGAGCCTATCCAAAAAATGCAACTAGCACAAGAGGCTCTACCTACAAAGATGTGTGGGTTGACGATATTAGCATGATGCCTGCTAGAGCCTGGGCTGAGTTATATAACGGAAAGGTGGGGGTTAAAAAATGAAATGGTTTGACAGGTGGTTCCAAAAGCAATCAAAGAAAGCCTGGGAGGCTGCACGAGAAAATCGCGACAGCTCGGCAGTAATAAAGTCAGTATCTATTAGCCGAGATTTAGATAGTCGTGAATCAGCTAATATACGTGTGCATGATGCAGTTGGTGGTCGAGTCATAGAGATCAGCAGCTACGATAATCTCAAGGATCGCACGAACCGCGAGCTATATATCATACATGAAGATGCTGAACTGGGTCCAGAACTGACCAGTATCATCATGCAGCATAGCCTGAGGCACTGATGACTTGCCCTGTTAACAGTGTGGACATTGACTCGGCAATCAGTATAGGCGGTTATACAACTAGCCTTTCGGCAAGCGGGCCTTTGACTATTTCAAGTTCGCCTAGCGGGGCCGGGCAGATATATAACAATTCAACTGCAGCATCACTTGTTTGGGCAAATACAACACCCAATAAGGTAGCAATTCGTGTCAGCGGCAAGGGCGACGGCAAGGGCGATATCTTCCAGAGTGATACCACACACGATAACGACGGTGTGTTTGCACGCTTGGCCAGATTAGAGCGTTTAATGGGCATCATGCAGCGCGATCACACACTTGAATGCGACTATGAACCCATGCGCGAGCTAGGCGAGTCGTATGATGTAGCCATAGATTCTGCTATTCAGCAAATCATGGACGCTGCGCTGCACCAGCTCAAACACATGGAACAAGAATATGAGGACCTGCGACAGCAGGCTGAAATGTGGCGTGCACTAACCAGGGATGACCACTGATGAACTCACAGTCGGCCAACGGTGTCAAAGGAGTATTGCTACCTATGTTTGGCGAGCAAGCTTGGGTGTTCAGGGTATACAAAGACAACGGCGAGTTTGTAGACTATGACATACATCACAGCGATCTCTGTGTGACCATCACCGATGAGGATGCGTATTTCTACATGAACCAACAGCGTGAACCATACTTGGATCATTCGCCGGCAACACTAGGCAAGGAGACTAACGATGACTGATATCAAACACAGCATGATCATAGACGTGCAAGAGGATGAAAACGGCGAACTGTTTCTACAGTTTCCAGAGGACCTCATGGAACAGCTGGGATGGAAAGTAGGCGACACTATCAACTGGGACACTGACGAAGCCACCGGGCGTGTGGTTGTGCGCAAGGTTGAACCAGTCGCACCCACAGATCTCTGATGAAGTTATATATACCACCGCTAGAAAGCAAGATATGCGCAGACATGTCTAGCCATATGATACCGTTTCGCATTGAAGATCACCTATGGCAATATGTATCCGACCCGGCTGATGCAGACATTATACCTGTTATGATATGGAGTACAGTTGATGAAATAATCAACGAGTTAAGATCCATATACCAAGGCCAGACTTTAGCGATTTTAAATCTTTTTCATATGCAAGATAACCAAGATTTTGAATTAAACACTGACATGCTGGCCAACCAGTTCTCTACCTTGACTGATCGAGTAACAGTTGTGCACCATAATCAAAAGAATTTAAACCCTAAGCACGTTTTTTACGATATCATGTGGAATCGACAAAAGGCATATTTTGTTGATAATATGTATCAAAAATACCCAGTTGGGCCATGGATATGGTCTTCTACAGAACGCAGCTACACACTCAATGAACTTGTATCAAACAAGATAAACTGTGTTAATTACCTTAGTCCCACACGGTTTTATAAAGAGTATGCCGAAGAACCTCGAATGATAGCCAGACGCATGTTGTTAGATTTGCTCAAAGGTTATCAAGGATATTACCCGAATGAAAGCAATGCGTATTTTTTAGAACCAGAGGATTGTGATCCTAGTATCGATGCAGTGCTTGTTAACAAAGGGGCAGGTTGCTGGTTACCAGCGGCTAATCATTATTATGAGACCAGTCATGTCAGTATCTATGTAGAAACGGTAACCACAGGCGAATTAGCAGGTTGCATCACAGAAAAGACTTACGATCCGTTGATCAAAGGACATTTTATACTACCGTTTGGTTACAGCGGATTGGTCAAAGACATACATGCAAGAGGGTTCCAGTTACCAAACTGGATAGATTATTCCTACGATTACATAGCAGACTGGCAGACTAGGCTAGATGCATGGCTTTCAGAAGCCAAGAGAATATGCGAGATGGAATCACAGTTTCTCACTCAATGCTGGATATCCGACTTTAATACCATAAAACACAATCGAGAGTTGTTCACAACTCGTGGCTATCACGGGTTGCATGGACAGCTGCGCACACAGAGAGAACGACATGTCCAACCCTAAAATATACGAAAGCCCAGACGGTGGTAAAACTGTGTATGTAAGAGAATTTGGTAAAACTGATAGACGGTTGTTGTCGGGTAATAATAACTCACTCATTCCAAAGAATGGCAAGCAGCTAAGCTTATTACGCGACGTAATACGTGCTGCTGAAACCGATCCGGACTTGCGCGAGCTGCTGGATCAAGCTATAATGCTTTATCAACTCAAAAGAGACTCAGCAGAGACACATGCCTGAATCATTTCAAAACCCAGACGGTACTTGGACCATAACAGTGATGAAGGATGGTAAACCTGTCAAGCAGGTTGTGCGGATAGATTCGGCATTAGACCAAATGGGATGGCATGACACTGTTGATGACATCTTTGATTCAACACACAGCGAACACAGCACTGATGAGGCAAACAATGAGCTCAGTTAAGAAATACCGATACAGCGAAGTATTTGGTGGCAATGACGGTCCAACTCCTACCATCCAGGGAGAAGGCAAGTATGCTGGGCATCCAACAGTGTGGATACGCTTCTGGGGATGTAACTTCAATTGTGACGGTTTTGGACAAAAAGATCCAAGAGATACAAGCACATACGAACTACATTACAAAGACTACGATCCAGCGGCAGCAGGCATCAAAAGCATGGACGAACTGCCAGTTTGGACCACAGGATGTGATAGCAGCTACAGCTGGAGCACCAAGTACGGACACTTGGCACATCAGAGCACAGCAGAAGAGATCTGTGCAGATTTTCGTTCAAGATTGCAGGGCCATAGCTTTAAACATCCTCGCAGTGGACAAGACGTGCACTTGGCATTCACTGGCGGCGAGCCAATGATGAGCCAAACTGGTATCGTAGATATCATGAACACGTTACGCATGCAAAACGACAGCCCGCGACACATTACTATCGAGACCAACGGCACACAAGCACTGCGAAAGAATTTCGAAGAGTACTTTGCCAACCGCGGTATGTATGACGGTGAAGTGTTTTGGAGTTGCAGCCCTAAGCTGGGTACCAGCGGCGAGAGCTGGGATGCAGCTATCAAACCAGACATCATCAAGCAGTACAGGTTGCTTAGCGACGCAGGGCAGCTGAAGTTTGTGTTGGACAAAGATACACGGACCTGGGATGAGTTAGAACGTGCAGTTGATGCATTCCGTGCAGTTGGGGTAGACTGGCCAGTGTGGGTTATGCCAGTTGGCGCTACTAGACAAGAACAAGAAGATGTGCAGATGTGGGTTACTGAAGAAGCGCTCAAACGCGGATACAACGTAGCAGCTCGTATACACTGCTGGATCTTTAGCAATGTGATAGGAAGATAACATGAGCAAGATACCATTTAACTGGTTACCAGGCAGCTGGGGTTTAAAAGGCAAGAGCCGACAGCTAGCCGAAGCAGAATACTATCTGTCAGGATATGAACTAGATGTCGAAGTAGCCAAGATCGAGCACGGCATCGACTCACCAGAGTTTACCAAGCGCATAATGGCCATTGATCTAGCATACGGCAAGATGACAGCGTATGATCACGACACCCGGCTAGCAGAGATGGACAATACTGCCGAGCAAGCACTGGCATTGGCCAAGCTAGAAGTTGATCTCAAGCACAATCGCATATCTGCACACGAACACGAGCGCAAGCGTGCTGATATTGCTAACGAGCCATACATGTCTATGCCCAAGATCAGCTGGGACCCAGTTGACCCTAGCAAGACTTTCTTTGAGCTAGACTACAACCCTGCATTCGTAGAATCACTGCGGGGCAACGGTTACCAAGGTACTGACGAAGAGTGCATCAACCGTTGGCTGAATGATGTCTGCAACAGCATACTCAACGAGATGGCACCCACAGATCCAGAATTTGTTAGCAACGTGCGTCGTATTCGCAGAGATGACGGCAAGACTGAGCACAGTTAAATACTGCATGGATCATTTTTATAAAGACATTCCGGGCTGGTTTGATTTCCAAGAACTTTATACCAAGATGGTGGACTCTGCACCAGAGTCTGCACACTTTGTTGAAGTTGGTGTGTATTGTGGTTGCAGTGCAGCATACATGCTGGTAGAGATAGTCAATAGCGGCAAGCAGATAAAGCTTGACCTAGTTGACATAGGCGATAGCTTCTCTGCTAGTCTAACAGTGTTAAAAGATCATTTCAAACCTGTGATCACAGGAAGCGTGCAGGCTGCTACAGAGTACGACAATTCAAGCTTGGATTTTGTATACATCGATGCTGATCACTCTTACGAATCAGTAACAGCTGATATCAATGCTTGGTTGCCTAAGATAAAATCAGGCGGTTACATAGGTGGGCACGATTGGGCACCAGATAACATCAATGGCATAGAACAGGCCTGCAACGAATTAGTGCCAGGGTACCAATTGTTTGAAGGCAGCTTATGGGAATCGCACGGAGTTAAGAGCTGGCTGTGGCAAAAGCCATAAATAATACGTGAACCAGACACTTACAACACTATTTGATAGCCCAGAATGGCCGCGCATTTACAAGCAGCAGGCCAGCCGAGGCATAATTGACGAGCTCATGCGTCTCCCGTATCCTGCGGTGGGATTAGAGATCGGAGTTGGGCTAGGTATGAACAGTTGGTTCATGCTCAACGAATGCCACAACATCGTTAGCCTGACAGGCATAGATCACTATGCACCATATGTGGACTGGGATCGTCCAATACCCAAAGTCGAGCAAGAAGCTAATTTTGCCATATTGCAAGCCAACATGCCGCTGATGGGGTCTCGCTATAATTTCCTGCGAGCAGACAGCACCAAAGCAGCAGCACAGCTTGAAGACGATGCGTATGATTTCGTTTTCATAGATGGTGGCCACAGCATGAAGCAAGTGCTGGCAGATCTAGACAGCTACGTGCCAAAGATCAGATCAGGTGGTCTTATTGCAGGACATGATGCCAATCTGTTTTCTGTGAACTTTGCTGTTACCAGCTGGGCAAAAGCACACGGCATACCCAGCAAGCAAGTACGCATGGTATCCAATGATGGTTGGTACTGGTACAAGAATTGATTTGCGTTAACAGTCAATGCTATTGTATAATTCGTAGATATTTGCGAAATTAACCCAAGGTACCGAACATGCGCATCGCAGTTTTATTCAGAGGTCCCATAAGACCGAATGCGGGAGCAGTCAACAAGAACATCAAGAACCTATTAGAGCAGTTTAGCGATGGTGGTGATGAGGTACACAGCTATCTGGCAACTTGGAAGACCTGTCGCGACAACAACGCCATAGATGTAATCGCAGAAGACTTGGTTGACAACGTGATAATGCTGAGCCCGCCTTCAGTTCGCCGTTGTGCACAATTCTATGATAAGATCAACTACGGCGAGTATCCTGCATCAAACATATTCAGGATGTATTATCAATCGTTCACAGCCCTACAACAGATACAAGCTGCGTATGATTACGATTACATAGTGCACACCAGGACCGATCTCATGATAAACTTTGGGCAGAATCGACTAAACTGGCTCGATCCGTTACACTATGTGAGTCCGCCCACATCAACACTGATATGCGACTGGATAGGAGTAGCTAGGGCGCAGACTATGTATAATGCATGGAATTACAAAACATTAGCTGCACTAGGTGAACTCATAGACACAACCACAGTGCCAGAAGCAGTGCTGGACCGCCTCATGAAAGACTCTAATATCAAGCGCAGGATAGAGACGCCGCCAGAGATACGGCTTGATCCCGAACGAACACCAATGATAGATAACAGATACGACTGGTCCAAAGATGGTTAAGCATTTATGTGATAAGATAGGCATTGCATATCGCGTGTGATATGTTACAATAGCTATCGTAAGGAGTCCATCATGACCACATATCTGATCATCGATACACAGAATCTCTTCATGAGAGTGCGTCACGGCATCAAAGCTCCTAACACCGAGCTGCAGCTGGGCATGGCACTGCACATCATATTCAACAGCATCAAGAAAGTGTGGACTGACTTCGAGGGTAGCCATACTGTGTTTTGTTTGGAAGGTCGCAGCTGGCGCAAGGATGTTTATACGCCATACAAGGCCAACCGCAAGGTAGCAGCAGCAAAGCGCACCGAGCGTGAAGTCGAAGAAGATGTAGTGTTCTTCGAAAGCATGGACGGATTTGTCGAGTTTGTCAAGACCAAGACCAACTGCACAGTGCTGCGTCATCCCAATGCAGAAGCAGATGATATGATCGCACGCTGGATCCAGTTGCATCCAGATGACAAGCATGTGATCATCTCAAGTGACAGCGACTTCCAGCAGCTGATTTCAGAGAACGTGATACTATACAATGGCATCGCTAGCCTGCTGTATACACACCAGGGTATCTATGACAAGGACGGCAACCTAGCTATAAACAAGCAGGGCAAGCAGTTGCCAATACCAAATCCAGAATGGATACTGTTTGAAAAATGCATACGTGGCGACGACAGTGACAACGTGATGAGTGCGTTTCCTGGCGTGCGCAAGACCAAGCTAGAAGCTGCGTTTGAAGATCGACATAATCGCGGGTATGCGTGGAACAATCTCATGCTCAGCAAGTGGGTAGATCACGAGAATGCTGAACACAGAGTGCGCGACGATTACGAACGAAACAAGATGCTGATCGATCTCACACGACAGCCACCAGATCTCATTGATAAATTTGATCGTTGCATTGTCGACGAAGTCAATCAAGTTGCCAAGAAACAAGTGGGTCTGGCACTGATGCGATTCTGCAACATCAACGGCCTTGTGCGCATCGAGAAGAACGTGAATGACTACTCGGCGACTTTGAGCGCACTGTATGAAGGCCATCTCAAGATGGAGACAGCATGAGCCATTACAAGCTTAAAGAACTCACAGAGACCAGTTACATCCTCGAAAAGGACGGCAGCAACACAGGGTTGGTCACGGTTAGCACAGATGGATTCAAGGTCATCGGTCCGTTTGATAAGAAAGTATTTGGTGATGCAGACGAGCTCACTCGGTATCTAGGTGGCGATCTTACCATTGAAGCCAGAGAATCTGAGGATGACAAAGAAGACGAGATCGGACAGATCAACGGTTATCCAATCAAGCACAAGGCAGTGTTTGACGTTGAAGAAGGCGACATCGTTACCTATAGCAAAGCCAGCAAGAGCAAGGCTAGATTTGCAGCCGGTTACTATGCACTGGACTTTGAGCACGGGTGGACCGGCAGCTACTGTCCACGCACACAGACGCTAGAAGAAAATCAATTCATTGGCCCGTTCCGCACCAAGCTAGAGATGCAGAATGCCATGGCTCAAAAGAAGAGAGTATCACGAGTATGACAGATGTGAAGAACCAGGTGCGCAGCTTTCTCGAGAAGCATCGCATAGCCAAGATGGCCAACAGCCGAGAGATTCGTTTGACCATGCAGGATGCTGACGTGTTGGCTGCAAGCATTGCTGTGATGCTGTCCAGAGAAGCAGAGCTGGCTGATCTCGTGATTGATCTACAGCAGCAGATCATGAGTGCAGAGATCAAACAAGACGGCGGCAAGTTCTAGCCGTTATTAAATAACAAGTGGATAAAAAAGATTGGCCTTATCAACACTTGTGGGACCTGGGCTCGTTGGGTCCAGATGCATGGTTACAACAATACGGCATTGATGCAGTTGCTCGTGCAGGTATAATTGATGCGCAGGATCCTATCACAGAAACTGCACTGCTGCGAGCACGCCGTGCGCTGTTTGTGAATCAAGGTTGGCGGTTGGCACCAGCAGGTATCAAGCTGTTCATAGAATGTTTCAAACATTACAAAGCCACCAGCGACGATAACACCATCATGACTGGTCGTGTGTTGCGCACCATGGACAACGCAGTGCGAGGTCCTTGGGGATATCGCGCTAATAGCATCATAACATTTGATCAACAGGTACACTTTGAGCTACAGATGGTAGGCGGAAGTGCTCAAGCATTCGTAGAGTTCAAAAGCGCTTGACATCCCTGCTTGCTGTGTTATTATGTGTGTATGAAATGGACACATGAACAAAGCCCCGCATTCCCCAGCGACATTCCCTGCTATGAAGTAAATCCAGAGCTATGGGCAGCGTTCCGCGACAGTTTTCGAGAACGTTTCACGTTTGGACCTGCAGAAAAAACTGCATACACTGAGGCATTCTGTGCACAGTGGATGGACATGGAGACTGTGGTTGACCACAGTTGACGACTGGAGTTGGGCAGCGTACATACATAGGATTGCTGCCGGGCGCGGCATGGCGTCTGTGCGACTGGTACAGCAGCTTGTTGATCAAGATGATCGTAGCGCGGTAACCGAACAAGATCGCCGTGCCGGTGCAGCTTGCCGAGAATACTGGGCACTCAAGCTAGATGAGATACTAGCCGAAACAGCTGATAGATACACGCAGCATGCCTGGGCAGTAGCCGTAGGCAGAGAGAAATTCGTGATCAAGTTTGCTGTTAGCATGCTCGAAAGTTACGCGAAAAAAGTAGCAGTCAACCGGGTCTATTGATATCGCGGCTCTAGTACCCAATGTTAGTTTATGTTGAAGTTCATATTCTCATGGTCGGGATATGATACTACAACTGCACCTTCTGGGCATTGGTAGTATATCTGGGCCATCAGGGTCGCGGTGCCCTTTGCCACATCTTCTGCTTTGTCATCTATGGTAAACTTGTAGCCAAACTTCTCGATGCCGTCGCCGGCTGGGCCGCTAAACTTTGCAACGCTGGGAGACGCTGCATGCACAATGTACTCACTATCGCGTACTTCTAGTTTGAAGTCCTCTACCTTGCAGTCGTCCCGTAGCTTTTGTCTTGCAACGATCACCTGGAACTCACTGCCTGCTGCACCGTCACTGATTGTAAAGTGCTCTGGTGCCCATTTGATTATGCCGGTATCTGTCAAAGATTTATCAATTTTGTCCCAGGCAGTGTAACCCCCAACAACCACTGCAAAAACTGCAGTAACCATACCAACGATCTTTGTTGTTCTTTCAATAATTAGCATGTGAATACCCCCAGCAAGATGCACAATGTTACCAAATTATTTATCCGTTACCGTGATTTGCCCACTGCAGTGTGCACTCGCCAATCAAACGTAAAGTTTCTGGTTGACACATGTGCTAGCTATGCTATTGTACAAGCATAGGGTACGGGAGAAACTGATGCGCAAAGGCGAACTGCTTAACAAGATGCTGGTGCTAACTACCAATCGCCACGCAGGACAGTTTGACCGCGGCGGTGCGCCATACATCCTCCATCCGCTCAAGGTCATGTACTACCTCAAGAGCGACGATGAAGAGCTGCAGTGCATTGCTCTTGCACACGATCTCGTTGAAGACACGCCCACTACGTTCACTGAACTGCATGAGATGGGCTTCACGGATCGCATCATCCAAGGTATCCGTGCACTGACCAAGATGCCCGGCGAAAGCTATGACGAGTACAAAGTGCGGGTCAAGGCTAACCCGGATGCGATCAAGGTCAAGCTGTGCGATCTGCGTCACAACACAGACGTGCGGCGCCTCAAGGGCATCACAGAAAAAGACATTGCTCGTATGGAAAAATACCACAGATTTTACCTTGAGCTACTGGCTACAAATAACGGTTGACACATACTTTAAACGTGTTATTGTAACACATCAAACAACGGAGTAGGCAAATGGCTACAGCTACCGCTACTAAGAACCGCGTGTTGGAAAACACCGGCATTTCTCCCTCGCGCCTCAAGATGGCGATCACGCACAGCGTGAACCGCAAGCGTCCTGTGTTCGTTTGGGGTCCCCCAGGCATTGGTAAATCGGACATCGTTGCCGAAGTTGCCCGCGAGCAAGGTCGTCCGCTGATTGACATTCGCTTGCCGCTGATGGAACCCACAGACGTTCGTGGTATCCCTTACCTCGCAGAGGTCAAGGTGTATGACGCACAGGGTAACTTGGTGCGCGACGAACAGAACGTGCCGCTCACTGAGAAAGTGTTCAAGTGGTCCAATCCGTCGGACTTGCCCACTGATCCTAACAGCCGCGCATTGGTGTTCTTTGACGAGATGAGCGCTGCACCGCCCAGCGTGCAAGCAGCTACTTACCAGGTGATCCTCAATCGTAAGATTGGTACCTACGAGCTGCCCAAGGACGTGGTCATTGTTGCCGCGGGTAACCGCGTCAAGGACAAAGGCGTTGCGTATAACATGCCTATGCCGTTGGCAAACCGCTTTACGCACGTCACGCTTGATGTGAGCATTGACGACTGGAAAGAGTGGGCACTGCTGAATCGCGTGCACAAGGACGTGGTTGGTTACTTGAGCTTCCAGCCCAACGACTTGATGAACTTCCAACCTAGCTCGGATAGCTATGCTTTTGCTACACCGCGTTCTTGGTACTTTGCAAGCGAACTGCTGCAGGAACCCAACAAGGACGGTGACTTGGTAGACGTGCACTTGTCCGACGACGTGTTGGGCGATCTAATCAAGGGCACCGTTGGCGAAGGTCCGGGCATCAAGTTCATGACTTATCGCAAACAAGCGGCTAACTTGCCCAATGCCAGCGATATCTTGGACGGCAAGGTTACCAAGATCAACAGCAAGCAGATCGACGTTATGTATGCGTTGACCACTGCACTGTGCTATGCGCTCAACGATGCTGCTAAGAACGTGCGCACTGACAGCAAGGCAGACGAAGCGTTCCAGGCCAAGGTTGACATGTTCTTCCGCTTTATCATGGACAACTTCGAAGACGAGCTGGCTGTGATGGGTGCCAAGACCATCCTGGGTACCTACAAGCTGCCACTCAAAGCAGCTAAGCTGAAGAACTGGGTAGAGTTCTGCAAGCGCTACAGCGACTTGATCCCCAGCATCTAAATAACACACAGGGCGTCAGCTTAATGGTTGACGCCCTGCCGTTACGTGCTATTATGGCTTATCGGAGGTACACACATGTCATTTCAACGCGATCCAGTAACCAAGAAGATCAGCCAAGCACGTCTTGAACTGTTGTTCAAAGCGCCGTTCTTTGGCACACTTACTATGCAGATGCCGTTGGTAGATGCCACTGAGGCAGGCTGGTGTCCAACTGCTGCAGTTGACGGCCGTAACATCTATTACAATCGAGACTTCTTCAAGGATCTCGATGTTGACGAGATCAAGTTCGTGCTGTGCCATGAAGTGCTGCACGTTGCACTGGATCACTTTGGGCGTCGCACACACCGCGATCCCAGCTGGTGGAACATGGCCAACGACTACGTGATCAACGGCATGTTGGTGCGTGACAAGATCGGCAAGATGCCTACTAAGAAAGTCGCAGATCCCAACGAGAAAGACGAGCAGGGTGCAACTGCACAGCGTGTGGGTCTTTACGACGAGCGTTACTTGGATTGGACCTCTGAAGCTGTGTACGACGACCTCGAGAAGCGCAAGGTCAAGAAGCAGATGACTCTCGACGTGCACATTGAGATGGGCAACGATAACAATGGCAAGGGACGGCAAGCTGTTGACAAGGATGGCAATCCAATCAAAGTAAGCGACGAAGCTCTGAAGAAGCTGCGCGAAGAAATGAAGAACAAGGTTCTGCAAGCAGCACAAGCAGCAGCTGGCAAGATGCCTGCAAGCTTGCAGCGACTGGTAGATGACCTCGTTGATCACAAGATCAACTGGCGCGACTTGTTGCAGCAAAACATCCAAAGCTGCATCACTGATGACTTTACTTGGATGCGTCCTAACCGCAAACATATGTATGGCGGTATCTTCCTTCCTACGCTGGACAAGGATGATACCATTGACATCGCTATCGCAATTGACATGTCGGGTTCGATCAGTGACACTATGGCTAAGGACTTTCTCAGCGAAGTCTACGGCATCATGAACATGTATAACGACTTTACTATCAGCATCCTTTGCTTTGATACGCAGGTCTATAACTTCCAGAAGTTCACCAAGGACAGCGCAGACGATTTGCTGACTTATGAGTGCAAGGGTGGCGGCGGAACTGACTTCATGGCGTTCTGGAAGTACTGGATGGATGAGGAGATCGAGCCCAAGAAAGCTGTGATCTTCACTGACGGTTACCCATATGGTACTTGGGGTCCTGAAAGCTATGCTGACACGCTGTGGATCATCACCGAGGGTCATAAGACTCGTGTTAAGCCGCCGTTTGGTCAGTATGCGTACTATGACCACGACACAGGCGTAGAAGAGATTGGACAGGCAGCATGAGCCTGTCCACGTACATCAATAGCTTGGTTGCCGAACACAAGGCACTAGACACTGCAATCGAGCACATGGAAAGCGCAAGTAAAGTTGACAGCGATTCTTTGCGCCAATTGAAAAAGAAGAAGTTGGCTCTCAAGGATCAGATCGTTAAACTACGATCAGCCAAGGCAGGCGTTAAGAAGATCAAGAAAGCGAGCGAATAATGCAGGGTACCCCAGGAGAGTTTCGTCCACAGCTTGCACAGCTTAGTGCACAGCTGTGTTCGATGGTAGCAGAACGATTGGCCATGTGGAGCAGGGACATGAACCCTGCAGAACGACAGAAGGTCATGGACATGATCGAAGGTCAGTTGCCCACTGTAGTGATCAACAGCATCGAAAAAACTGCAAGCTTGCACAGCGCACAGGGTGTTGCGTATCTCGAAGAGCACTTGGAAGATTGGGCCGACACATGGGCCAAGAAATTCATAGGCAAAGATTGATCCAGCACACTGAGCTTTTAGGCACTGATGTTATCGTGGACATGCCACAGGACAACTTTGCCATAAGCATGCTGGAGCAATACTTGCAGCTTAACTATCCAACAGCCTGCATAGAGGACACACGCTGGGTCCACTTGTCTACCAACACTGCTAAGATAAAGATCACGTTTGACAACCCCGAAGATGCTATATACTTTCACCTCAAGCACAACACATAGGAGCAGAACATGAAGACCTACACCGTTACTGTACACTTTGATCACAACACTAGCAAGGTACAGATCACTGCTAGATCGCCGGCTGAAGCAAAGCGATTGGCTGAAGCCCAATATGCCGGTAAGCGTGTGAGCACAGTTACTGAAAACCGCTAAACTATAACACACAGGAGACACACATGGACGCAATGCAACTAGGCCGTACTATGATGAGCGAAAGCGGCAATCTCAAGGACGACAAGCAGAGCTGCGATTGGGCCCGCATTGGGCAGCTGCTCACGCAGCTTGGCTCGCCCAAGATGCCTCGGACCATTCGCGATCTAAAACCATCCGATCGCAGCATCGTGATCGAAGCAGTCAAAGCACTGCAGGCACGTGCATCCGATTGATGCAATCCACGAGCTTGTGATATTGTATCTCAGTGTGGTTGCGTCGTAAATAAAAACAACGCTCTCGGTTGGCTGCAAAGCGATCAGCATGATATTGCTTGTATTTTTGCAGCCAACCTATATCTTCTCTACACAGCTTTTCTAGTTGATCGCCTACCATGCGAATACGCAGATACGGATCAACTATTAGATCATAAGAATGATCTATCAGATCTTCAAACAGATCAAATCCCCATGATCGAGCTAGTGCAGCTTGACCAGGCGCTGCTACCCATAAGGGAACTTGTTCTAACAAGAAACATTTTTCGCTCTTCTCGGTCATGAACGCAGTGCACACATTAGGCGAACACAGATCATGGCTGGTCTCTGGTATGACACTGCAAAACGCTTCAGTTACCTGAGGCAATCTAACACTGTCAAGGTGTTCTCGATGAGCGTAGATGTCGCTCCAATATCCGCCCGGTAACAGCAGCGGGAAACGTGTGCGCATGTTAGCTGAGACCAACTCATCAAGCATCGCACTGTCAGGCGGGCCATGGCTACCGCTACCACAACTAATGTAACCGTAGCTATCTAATTCCCTTTCAAGTATGTCTATTGCCATTAGAACTCTGTGCGGTTTTGGTATCCTAGCAAGCATAACAAAATGATGTTTCGGAACTGCTTGCACATCGCACTGTTCAGCAGCAGTGATGATGCTAAATGCGTCCATGACTGGGACAATCTGTATGGGTTCGCAGTTTTCTCCGCTACTACCTGTCCATTGAATGATGCACTGCGGATCAACATTAAATTCTGCGATCATGCGCTCAACAGTGCTGCGTATATGACGCCAGCTTGGTCCTTCGGTATGTGCATCCAGCACTACTACCATCTGCTTGCCGTGTTTTGTAGCGCATGCTTCGGCAAACATGTCCCAAGGAAACCCATCGTATATGTGGTTTATTGGATGTTGGTTGATGCAATGTATGAAAAAATGCCTGTTAACATGTAGATTGCTTGCTGCTACACGTTCCATGTAAGGACCCCATGTATGCAACTGATGAGTTGGGCCGCTTACATACGTCCAGTGGTCATATTGATATCTAGTTTGAGGTATCATATGGGTTTTCTTTCCGTTGACACAATTTATATGCTATTAATTATAAATAGGCTATAACACAAGTTCGGAGAAACTTCAGTGAAAGGCAAGATTTTTAAGAAAATATGCCTGCCTATTCTGCTATTTGGCAGCTTTATACTGGCCGGATCTATTGGATTGTACTGCGAAAGCTTACATAATGATCTATATGTAAGCACTGTTGCATTTTTAACCAGCTTTGGCAGCATGGCCGGATTGGTTTTACACACGTATTTTTCCGTTGCTTGACAAAAATATTATTTGGTATTGCTGCTAGCCTTGCTTAATATTAAGCTGATGACATGCATCAAGGAGGCAAAAAATGAATGATCAGACCACACAACCGCAGGCAGATGCTGCAATTAATCTAGCAGATCTGCAGAACATATTGGTCGTTCTGGATCTTGCAAGTAGCCGCGGTGCGTTCCGCGGGCCGGAACTAGAACCAGTTGGCCAGCTATACAATAAATTTAAACGATTCGTAGACGCTGCAGCAGCGCAGCAACCAGCTGCAGATCCTGCTGCTGCAGAACAAACAGCAGAGGTTACCAATGGCTGAAATGATGAAACACATTGGCCAGCTGGAAAACACCGGCAAGGCAGTGGTGGTAGTGTTCATGAGCTTACCTGGCGATGAAGACAACGCACTGGTAATTGACACAGATGCCCTACCAGATCAATACAACGAAGCACTGCGCCGTATTGTAGAAAGCGTTGAAGGCCAGCAAAGCAAGGATCTCGCTGACATACTGGGCCGCCGTCCTGCTCCAGACGGTTCTAGCATGACCATGCTACAAAAGCTACATGCTAGCCAACGACTGATGAAGGTGCCAGTTGATCTGGTACACATGACACCTGCACGCGGCATGAAGTTTCCACTGCGTCAAATACTTGAAGCAATGAACAACAATGCCGACAGTGCACCAGCTGCGCTCGAAGATCTAGATCCCATAACTCGCGCACAGGTCATAGCTGAGATGGGCAAGTTCAATGTACATCAAAGCAACATGGAAGGCACCACTGCAGACGGTAAAGCACAGGAAGCACGCGATCTCATACGCATGGCTGAGATGCTAGAATCAGACGCAACGTCAAGACGAGCACAGGCATACGCTATTGATCCAACGCTTAATCCCAACCACAAAGCACAGATGGCAGCAAAGCAAGAAACTGCCATACGCAATGTCACTGCTAGAAACGCTAAAGCAGCAGCTGAAACCAAAGCAGCTGCAAAACCAGCTGCAAAAACAACTACCAAAAAAGTAGCTGTTAAGCAGTAAATTAAGATACCATCAACACAAGAAAAAGGACGGTTTTCACCGTCCTTTTTTGTTTGTTAAACTGCCATTGGTGCTGTGATAGTATCCATAGGTGAATAGTTAATCAATTTATAATCGCTTGTCTTTGTAGCAAGCAACTCGTTTAGTGTATTGAACGCAGGCATAAGCAAGTGTGGCAACGCTTGTGGCTCACGAGTAAGTTGCTCGTTAACCTGTTCCATATGATTGTTATAGATATGACAATCGCCACCAGCCCAAATAAACTCGCCCACCTCTAGTTCACATATCTG